ATGATGATTATATTTATAAGATATACAGATTATATACTCAATCTTAATTTCAAATTAGTTTTTGTAGGACAGCAAAATCTAGTAAGAACATCAATAGGCAAACTAAATGCAGTTGCCATTTCCTCATTTGAGTATTCCAATTCATTCTTATGAAGTTTATAAGCTTCATTGTACATATTCGGCATATCAATATATACACTCACAGGTTCGCTTTTTCTATATCCTCTTCTACTTAGTTCAATACTAAAATATTTATATTTTTCGTTAGTAATACATTTCAAATCTTTTGCCCTACGTACAATAGATGCCATGGAGGTTAACCAATATCTTTTTAATTCCACCAAATACTGCAGTTTTAGTCCACGTAAAGAATTTGATATAGCATCAGAAGGCATAAGGAATTCTGAAGCAAATCTATTTGCTTCATCTTCTTTATCCCTATATTCAGAGATTAGAAACTCATTTGAAGTATGCATGATCAAATGTCCCAGTTCATGTGCTAAAGTGAATCTTTTATGATCATTACTGAAATTCTTATTAATAATAATCACATAATATCCACCATCTGTCAAAAAAGAAACCCCGTCAAATAGATCCACATCATAATCCAATTCTATGATTATAATCCCATTTCTTTCCAGCAAAGAGAATATATTCCGAACCGGTTCATCTTTCAAGCCTAAATACTTCCTGGTGTACTGAGCCACGGTTTCGGGTGTATATCCATCTTCAAGGTCAATCATTCGAAATGACATATCTGGAAATTCCACAGACTCCCCCATTTGGTCTACAATATAACCTAATAACTTATTTGAAAGGTCTATTTGGGAACGTTCATTTTTAGTCATTCCTTTCTTCCTTCGGTAATGCGCATTTTCTGCAATATTTGAGATTTTCTTCTCATAAAAGTCAGTTGGAAATCCCAGAAAATCAATTATGCGATTAAGCACATCGGTAGATAAAGGACCAATACCCTTCTCATACTTAGATAAATTGGATTGTGACAATCCAACAATCTTAGAAGCAAGCTCGGTTTGTGAGTAACCTCGATATTCACGAGCAAATATTATCTGCTTATAGTTGATTTCCATTTTTGCTATCAGTATTGTTGTTTTCTAAAATAAATTCGGTGATGTATTATATTATTAATTATTTGTTCCTTCTTTCTTTTTGATATTTTGGCGTACAGAGAGAGACGCAGCGGCTGGCTGAACATCCATTGTTCTATTAACCGTAAAAATATCATTTTCAGAAATAGTCCATCTCACTCTGTTTTCATCGATATAAACCAATTTTGGATTTATAATCTCCCCAAAACGACTTTTATTATATCCAAAAAATAAAATAGGCTCTGTCCCGTTATCATACATATCAAACAAATAACCTTGCTCTTGGTTCTGAATAGATGATGAAAAACGAGTTGGAACATTCATTGGCATATTTTTACTATTTAATTTCTTAAAAAGCATAATATATCCATTAACTCTAAGCATAAATCTTTTGTACTTTCCAAATGTCCAGTCATCTTTAAAAACAGACTGAACACTTTGAATTATTTTTGAGTTTAAGAGGGAGGCTTCAAATCCTCGACAACGAGCTGTAAACGGGGTTTGTATTACCTCTTTTTCATAATTACGTACAGCATTCCAAAAAGCATCAAATAGCTTTTCTAACGACTCACGAAGTTCGTATTCACATTCTTTAGCGTTTATTATACGCTTCCTTTTGGCTGTTTCAGCCACATTCTTTATTTTTGCCATAAAAATAAAATTTTATATTTTTACATCACCGAATTTAAAGTTTATCTCTGCGCCAACAGAGATATTCTTTTGCTGCAAAGATATATATTATTTCCACAATATTGTATTTTATCACATATAATTTCGCCCCAAAATTGTATTTTCAATAAAAGAAAGGCTTATTTCTTAAATTTACACCCCAACCATCCCGCAAGAATCAAGCCAATGACATAGCAATAAACTTTATCTTTATGCAAATCCCACCAAGATAACTCGACTACCTTCTCTCTTTGATTTAGTAAAGCATTCACCTTGTTATTTATAGTATCAAGTCGATTCGAGAACTGCTGCAAAGTAATGGATAATGTTTCATCAACTTCACTCCGTTCTTGCTCCTGTTTGGAAGCGGTGGTAGTACTTTCTTTGACTAGATACTGTTTTCCGGTTGAATCCGGAAGCGACAAGTAAACTGTTTTATTCTCAATTTTCAGATCACTCAACTTGTCAGTAGTAACTTTCGTTTGCTTATTCACATCCAGCTGTAATGATTCAATTAAGTTTCGCAAATACAAAAAATCTCCTGAATAGTCAATCTGCTTTTGTGACTCAATGCTATGAGAAGTTTTGCAGGAAGTAAACCATATTCCTGACATCAGGAACATGGTTATATAGATTAGCATTTTCATACTTTCAGATATTTACAAATACCTTTCACATGAAGAGAGACAATAGTCCGTTTACCTTCTTCTGACAGCAGGAAATCCACATCCTCTTTGTTATCCTGAAACAGATTCTCCGTCAGAACAGCCGGACACTTCGTATGCTTTAAGATATAAAAACTACTCTCCTTATCTGGATCACCGTCTGCCATATCCTTCCGTATTTTCATTCCAAACAAACATTCTTCAGCAGTAGCATACAGACAGTCAGCCAGCTTATCGGCTTTTGTCTGTCCCACACTGGTCCATGCTTCCCAACCACGTGCTTGCATCCAATTTGAACCATTACCGGCTGCATTGCAATGGATAGAAATAAGAATTGCATCAGAAGTTTTATATTCATTCACTCGCCTACAACGTTCTGACAAAGGAACATCTATTTCCTCTTTCACGACCAGTTCCGCATCAATACCTAATTTACGCAATTCAAATACTACACGCCCAGCAATTTCACGGGTATAGGAGTATTCCCTTAACCTGCCATCTGGAGAACACTTACCCGGAGTATTACTACCGTGACCGTTATCAATCAATATTTTCATATCTTTCCTCTTTATCTAGTTCGTTTTCGATTCTATCAATAATTCCTTGTACATGTGTAGGCGTAGCCCGCTTAAATTCAAAACGTATTACATGGTAAATTATACGAAACCCTTTGTTTCTAGGATAAGCAATAATCAGATTCTTAAATGCGTTCTGAAGATATACATAAGAAAATACATACGTAATAGTCTTAATAACTAACAATGAATTCTCACCATCTCCTATCAAGCTCATAAAGGAGAAGACTACTTCAATGATTATAAGATAGAGGAGAAGTTCGACCAAGGCATTTTTAAACTTATCCCACTTAAAGTTTTTACAACGTATAATTGAAACACCATCAGCCCTCATTCCGCACCAAATATTAAATCCAAACATTACAACTAATGCTATAAGAAAACCTTTAGTCGGCGTTAAATAAGCAAGAAGAGAACTGAACATCGAAACGAAAATAATTCGTATCTGGTCTACATTAAATAACTCATATAACCATCTCATAATATTAATCATAAAGTTACTACCAATATTGAAAACACAGTAATCAGCCCAGGAAGCAAAACAGTAGCTAATGCGTCAAGCCAATCAAAGATGAACCCGCACTTTTTCTGAATGTACTCAACCACTATTGCGGCAATGGCGGTTGTCGTTAAAGAAACAATAGCAGATTTACAGAAATCAATGCCTAATAGAAGGAAACAGAAAATAAGCATTACAACAAAGACGAACATCCCGGCTTTGACGTGTGCCGGTCGGTTAGATTGCAAAAGCCAATCATACAATACTTTTATACCCATACTCATAGCGTTTAATTATTAATAAAATATTCTGTATGGAACAAATGTATTGAGTATAATAACGAGTTTTACAAAAATGGAAAATCTTGGAAATCAATTCTATGATAAATATCTATAAAACAAGACATTATAATTTTCACTTTTTCCATAAATAAAAAAGGGATGCTTGATAAGCACCCCTAAACAACCAACAGATTGAACTATTAATCCGTAAACATATACACGGAAAGATCAACCTTTTCTATTTCGTCTGAAATTGTATCTCCATACATTGTTAGACACACCCGATAACGGTCAATACTTCTTTGAATCTGTTGCAAGGTAGGTTTCTCGGGATATTCCGAACTGGCAAAAGTTACCAGTTCTTCACCATTCTCACTGGTACCAACCACCCGGAAGTGATGACGTACAATCCAAGTTCCGTCCGGCTGTTGCTCGATAGGCTTAGCAATCCCACGCGGTAAGATATTTTTTTGATCCATGTTTTTTGATATGTTTAATTAGTTGTTTTCTATGGTTATATTTATTCTTCAATACAAACTTTTCAAAATGTCCTTCGATATAAACATATTCCCACCATTCAGGAAGTAACATCGCTGCAATTTTACGACGGATATTGTACGTTGCAAAGTGTTTCATCAGGCCATAATAAGAGTTCATTGTACTCACAAACTTCTCAACATACGCTTCTGCAAATCCATTTTCAGCTATTCTATTAAATTTCCTGACAGCGTTATATGTGTTACCAACCACCCTGTTAGATACATAAATTCTACCCGGCAAAATGAACGCCCCAACAAACAAGACTCCTTTCTTATAATGCTGAAGATACAGCTTGCGTGGATGCAACCGTAAAAGGAGTTGTTCTTTCAGGAAACCATCAAGAAGATGGACTTTGGACAATATTTCTTCCGGAGATTTCACCACGATACAAAAGTCATCAACAAAGCGTACATAATGTCTGAATCCCAGTATTTCCATCACGAAATAATCATATACAGACGCCAGAAAGTTGGCTATGAGTTGCGACGGCAGGTTCCCGATAGCCACTCCCCTGTCAGGGTCATTATGAAACAGACTTTTATTACTGGGAAGTTTGTCCCACATGGAGACGGGAGAGCGTCTGATACACTTATTTTGTGGACAATGAAAGATAGTAACGGCTAGAAGGTAAAGCAAACATTCAATATCATCACCTTTATAATTGTCCCTTACGAATATGTTCAGCATTTCCCATACCAACGATTTCGAGATAGACATGAAGAAACTGAACAGGTCATCTTTGAAAATGTACGCATCGGCAGTATAATGCTCACTGACCTCGACTATCATGTTATTCAGATAGTGCACGGCAGACAAGCATCCCTCACCTTTCCGGCAGTTCTTGGAGACGTTTCCTTGTTCCCGGAAGCGTTCCTCTAAGATCGGCTCGATACGAAGAGCGATCCAGTGATGGACAACACGATCAATGAAAGCGGCGGCAAAAACCTCCCGATATACCGGGTAAGTCCGTATGAATACTTTTGAAAAGTCCGGTACATATTCACCGTAAATAATAGAATACCATAGCCGCACCAATGCGGACTGATAATCATTATAGAACTCAACACAATCCGTACTCGTTCTTTTCTGCCTGGCACAATCTTCGGATGCTTCGAAAATACTGCTAAGAAGTATGTCATAGATTATATTACCTGTTGCGGCGAGGGGACGAACCCGGTTCGCGTTCTGGCGGTTGTTCGTGTTGACGTTGCCGTTGTTGAAGTTCACGTTCCAACTGCTGGAAGCCGTTGCATCCGCTATCTTAGTCTTTCCCGGCTCATCACCGGGGGGATGCCCAATAAATAATTCTAATTGCTCACTCATAATCCCCTTGGCGATTATGACTCCGGCTTTGCGACTTGTTGCGATCCGTTAGCTTTTTGCCGTTGGAGATCTGCAACCGTTTTTTTGTACCAGCCGGTACTTTGCTTACCGATGCTCTCTGCAAGCAGACAGATTTCGGCAGTTTGAGTCAGGCTGGTCAAATGTCGTTCTTCACACACTCTTAGCAGTAATTTCAATGCATCAAACTCACACAAAAACTTCATCAGATAATCTGCACGGTGCTCAAGGTTCATATCTGTATTTGCATAACGGATATATTCGCAACAATGGACGGCAAGCATCATCAACTCCGTACCAAATTCATACCGGAACGCCTTGGGGAATTGTTGCCGGGCATCAATGATAAGATTCAGAAGCTTATACATCGAATTTGATATAGGAAGGTCTTGTGTAAGTGCCATGTTAATTTTTTAATATTTTAATGTATGTATTAGAGGGCGCAAAGTTAATAACTGTAAAGTAATTAACACAATTTTAGCTCAAAAAAGTGAAACTGAAAAGCCCCTACCGGGGCTTTTATTTAGCTAACTCTCTAAGGGATAAAGAATTAAAGAGATAAAGTGTTTATTGCGGCGAGGGGACGAACCCGGTACGCGTACTGGCGGCCGTACGTGTTGACGCCGCCGCTGCCGAAGTCCACGCCCCAACTGCTGGAAGCGTCCCATTCGGTACTAGACCAATACCAGTCATTTGTAAATATATTTTGATTACCAAACATAGAAGTTATGAGCTCATTGATTTCGGTTTTATACTTGGCCATAAGCATAAGTTCGCCCAGTGCGGGCAGGTTCCACACGGTTGTATCTTCAATTCCGTCAGATTCAAGCGTACAGGCTTTATAGGCTCTGGCAGCTTCGGCGGCAGGGGCGCCGACAGTTCCCTGGGTGTCCTTGACGCCTGCGAGGGTTTCAAGGATTACATCGGTATTTTCCTTTCCGTCGAAGGTATCATAGAGTCCTTGGTTACCATTGCCGTAGTTTTTCAGGCCGCGTAGGTCGGTACCGTAGCCGCCCCATTTGAACGTTTTATTGCCGCCTGCGTCAACGCAGTCGCTTTTGGCGATAATGAACTGGTGGCATTCGGCGCGAAGTCGGATGCCGATACGGATATACTTGGAGCGATTATTCGCGCTCATGGAGTTCCATTCGGAAGCCGTGAAAAAGACTTGTTCACCGTCTTCAATCCGAAGCGTAGCCAAAGAAAGGTCAAGAAGCGTACCTGACCATTGCATATATTTGGCGATGTCGCTTGCGGGGGTGTTTTCATTCACGGTTGTAAAACCTATTGATTTTAAGGCTTCTATCTGGTCTTGTTTATTCAAGCGCAGAAGCATGGCGTTGGCGATATTTTTATCCATTTTATTGTATAATATTAAGTTAATACTATTCGGAAGCAACAGCTCTCACATGAAGAAGGGCTGAATTTTTGTTTTGATTCGTAATACGCCCGGTATTCAGTTCGAACGCCCAGGCGGAGTTAGTATCCCAAATTGTTGATGACCAGTAGTATTTATCAGTCATCAGCATACTGTCACTACTCCAAAAGGTACGCATCATCTCATTGATTTTATCCCGGTAGCGGTACATCAGAAGCATTTGGCCAGATGAAGGAAGGAACCAGTTGGATTCATCCTCGATACCGTCACTTTCCAAAGTGTAGGCACGGTATGCACGGGCGGCTTCGGCAGCCGGCGCACCGATTACACCGCTATTGTTTTGGTCTTTCAGGCCAGTGATAATCAGGTCGGTATCTTCCTCACCCGTGAAGCAGCCGTACATGGCACCCAGTCCTTTTTGGTTCAGGCCGTCTATGGCTTTACCCTGACCGCCCCAATAGAAGGTAGTAGTCATATCGGCATTATAGCACTCCTGGGCGGCGATTACGAAGGAGTGTCCATGGGCACGGATACGAAGCCCGCGTTTGATATACAGTTGCTTATTAGCGAGCGTAAGGGAGTTCCATTCGGCAGCAGTAAAGTATGCCTTGGAGTTATCCGAAATACGATTACAGGCAAGATGCAGATCAAGCAGACCGGCGGCCCACTTGATACGTTGTCCAAATTCAGATGCGCGGGAATTCTCGGTGACATCCGAGAAGCCCACGGCGTTCAGTGCTGCCACTTGTGCCTGTTTATTCAAGCGAAGCAGCGTTGCGCTTTGTTCATTCGTCATAGTTACTTGTTGATTAAATCATTAATATCCATATTGTCTTCAGCGAAGCGTTCGAGATATTCTTCGTAGGTTTCGCCGTTATAATATTCAAGGACTTCATTGATGTTGTCCAGCGTTACGTTATCGTAGTACGGTTCTCCGCCATAAGACTCATTATTGAACCAGTTGATCAGGTCGATGTAGGCATCTATGACGGTAAGGATGACAAGGCCGTCGATACCGGATTCAAGGGATTCGATTTCATCCGTTTCACGGATAACTGTCAGTTCATACGTGCCGTTGACTACCGGTTTATCCTGTCTGTTGCCGTCCTCATCCATTCCGGCAACTCCATATTCGAGAATGGCAAGAAGCTCGGAGCCGTCAGCCTTCAGTGTCATGTTCGAGATACGGAGCATGGAAAGTTTACGGGATGCCGTTTGTGAAGCGAGGACGTCACGGAGCATCTGAATGGCGTCAAGTTTAGGCGACGTTTCAAGACGCAGGCGTTGGACGTTCGGCATGGATTCTATTTGCAGGCCGGACGGGGCGGAAAGACCTGTATAGGTCAGTTCAGGAAGACCGACAAAACGGAGGCTTGTCATTGTTGCTGGAAGAGAGATGTCATTAATCGGAGAAGTCTCTGCAAGAGTGATGTTCTCCAGTTTGCTACCGGACGCATTGATATGGGCGATACGTGGGCATTTGTCGGTGACGAGCGTAGCGATTTGTGTGTTCCGGATATCGAGTGATACGAGGAAGGGCATTTCGCCGCAGTTCAGCGAGGTAAGCGGTGCGTAAGAACCGATGGATTGTTCTGTATGGGTGTCAGAGCCCAAGATAAGGGTTTCCACAAGTTGCATGGCGGAGAAGCTCACCGTACTTGACAGGGAGATTTCAGACAGGTCGAGCAGCTTCATGCGGTCAGCCTGATAGATATACAGCAAGGCGCCTTCCTCATGTGAGAAGTTGGTGAATACATATTCTTCGCCCGCTTCAAGGAAGCAGCTTTCGGAAAGGTTGCCGCTAGCGTCATTGCCGACACCGAAGTAACCGTTTTTAGCAGCGACAATCCGGATGGTGGCGTTTGATTTGGAAGATACGCGCCCGGAAATTACACCGCTGAAGAAATCACCGGTTTGGAAATAGCCGTCACGAATACGCCAACGTCTTTCGATGAAAGACGGAAGGGCGGTAAGTCCAAGACCTTGCAGGGCATAGAAGTAAATAGCATCAGAGGTGGCGGTATAGGAGATGTATTTCCGTTCACCGTCGTAAGAACTAACCAGTTTCTGCCATTTTTTGAGCCGTTTGTCAATGAAGAAATGCGTAGCTCCTTCGGGTGAGAACGGGTGCAGGGTGACGCCGTCAATGGTCGCCTGAACGTTACGCATGGCGGCGGCAACGGTACGCAGGGAGAGTTCCGTACCGGATGAGTCAGTCCACACTACTTGCTGGAGATAGATGTTATTAAACAGAACGGAGCCGTAGCCAGCATAAGGGTTAGTGAATGTTTCATCGCTCGTCCGGTTGGGGTCCACCTCGGCGTCAACCGTGCAACCACCGTCGTTGTCCTTGCTATTGAGCGTATCACAGTCATAGATTTTATTCAGGTACATGCGCATGGCATCCTCGGAGCTGTACACACCGTCTGTTACGGAAGCATACTCTTCCAAGAACCACATCGGCTGCATATTCTTGGCGCGTTGGTCAGTGGCGGCAAGGTAGTCGGTGAAGATGTCATAACTCAAGACACTTTCTGGGCAGGCGTATTTATACAGGTTTTCCTTCCATGTTCTTTGCCAGTTCCCGCCTTTGGAGTAATCGCAGGAATCACAGAAGCGCAACCATCGGTAGAGGTTATACGGCACTTTCTTACCCAAAGCGTAATCAATGGCGAGCTGGTCATCATCGACAAGCGATTCAAAGTAGTAAGTCCATGCCGGGAAGGTATCAGCAGAGATAGTTCCGTTATCCACGAGTTTTTGAACCCATGAGGACTTGTCCGTTTTCATGGCCATCATATCCTGAACAGAACCGACGCCCTGAAACCAGTCCATACCTTGGTAGTTAAGAAGTTCGAAGCCTTCAACCGGATTCAGGATGTCACCGGTGACATTCCATTTGCCGTTTTCATACTTCATGGAACCGGACTGCTTTTTCCAGACACCATCCTGGTACCTCATTATCCGGTATGAGCTGCCACAATACAGGGAAAGCAGGTACACACTGTCCGTATCGAGGCCGTCAGTCTGTTTGAAGCGTATCTCAATTGCGTCTAAAGTTTCGTCAGGAGTACCGAAGAACTCTATGAAGTCACCATAATTCAGGCAACCTTTGTTATAGCCGGGGGTATCTTTGAAGCCGAGGGCAAACTGTTCCCCTTTGTCTTCTTTCCAGTTGCCTTTGGCATGGAAATAGACGTTTTGCAGGCTGTCATCCTTACACCGATAGGTGGCTACCGGGTGATTGGCGGTAGAGTGGTTCATCTGCAAATCTTCGATATGCAAGTCACCGCTGTCAAATGTTCCGTCAAATGCACGTTGGACAGGTGTCATATAGTTACCACCCAAGGCACGGTATGTAACGTTCATCATTTCACAGGCGCCGCAGTCGTTCGCATTGCCGGAATCGGAGTAATCGACTTTTACGGTAATGACATCGACCGGGATTGTATTATCACCGACCTGTACTTTGTTGATGGCAGCCAAGGCTATTGCACGGCGTCCTTCCTCCGTCGTATCGTCCGGATTAAGTAATATGATTCGAGTGTCCTTGTTTTTGCCTTTGCTCTTGGCGAGGTAGTAGCGTTTATTCTTTACCGGGCGTTTGGCAGAGGTGGTTCCCTGGTTGCGGGTTTGGACACTCACGGCCTTGAAGTTACGCCACGGGCGTTCGGGGTCAAAGTAATAGAGCGTGATGTATATCTTCGTACTGGTGGAAGTGGTGCCGTCCAGTGCTTCTATATCGGAGCCTTCATAGGGGCATTCGACAATGTAAGGCATACCGCGTGAATAGATTTCGGCAGCCGACGGGCGGCTTTGGGTACTACCCTCGGCTGTCTGGCTTTTAAGGATGTCCTCAAAGGCGTATTCCTTCACCATTACCTCTGTATCGGTCAGACGGACAAGGTAGTTCTTGAACGCCTGTGCCCATTCCATATAGGAGTTCCAGGCCATCATGTAATAAAGATACAAATCACCCAGTTTGCCATCCATCGTTATATACTTGGTCTGAATCAGGGAGCCGCCGCCCGGAACATAACCAAGGCAGGCGACTTCCTCACCGCTGAGGAAGAGTTTCATCATGGAATACCGTGTGCCGTCACGTTCAACGTAGTTGCTTGCAGGTTCAACAACCACGGCTACGGTTATCTTTTCACCCTGTCGATAGGCGCGTTCTTCACGACGGGAAACGCCATTGTTACAGAAGATGCCGACCACCCGGCCGGTGACATAGAAGCCGGCACCGGACGTTTCGTCATAGCAGCTAAGGAGCAGGGCATCATCATCGGTCACGTTCTTGGAAGCGAAAGCGAACTGGATGGCGGCACCGTTGGATTCGATGGACGAGCCGGCAAACGGGGCATGGTTTAATGACACGCCCACATTCTCGGCTACGCGAAGGCAGTTCTCACCCAAGAATGTGCCAAAACCGTTGGTAGTCCAGTTGGCACCGTCCACTTTCATTTCATAATTACCGCTGACAATGCTATGGTCAGTTTCCTGATTGGTACGGGATGAGAAGTCAAAGTTATAGATGGCGCCTTCTTTTATGGCGGCGTCAATGGCGGAACCGCTAACTGTCACCCGGACAGGTTCGCTAGTCACGTCCTTGCATACGGCAGTATAGTTGACCGTATCGGTGCCGTCAGCCTTGTAGCCCTGCAGTTGTTGTTTGACCTGATAGGTTTTGTTACGACTGGCAGCAATTTGTGTTACCTGCACGTTATTGGCTTTCACGCTGACGGGTGAAGTCATTTCCAACGGGTCATAACAGGCAACATCAAGTTCTACGGTTTCGTACAGTCGGACTACTCCACCGTTTTTATCATCGTATCTCAAGGCGACAAGAGGTGTGGAACTATTCGGGTCAATTACCATGACAGCCGTGTAGATGACATTTCCTTTCACTCCGGATGCGACATCCGTTCCTTGGATGCGCAAGGGATAGGTACCGTGTTCTAGGCCGAGGGAAGCAGGGCGGATTACAACGGAGTGCGAGTAGTTGTCATTTACAACGGTGGTAGACAGGGATTGCCATTCACCATTAATCTTGATGTCAACCTGGGCACTGATACCTTTATCAGAGGTGTTGTTTCCGAACTTATAGAGTGGAAGGCTGAAACTTTCAGTTGTCGGAGTAAGCAGAGTTTCAGGGGTATAGTTGAGCACCTGCACACAGGTACAGGTAATATCAACAGCTGTTACATTGACATTCTTGGAACCGGTGTTGCCGCTTTCGTCAGTGGCTATCAGCTTGAATTTCCGAGTACCGGCAGCCGTAAAGTATGTGGTGAAGTCCAGTTCAAAGGAGAAGTCCTTCATGTCACCGGAAGATGCTTTGTTGACGGTTTCAGTCCAGACGGTAAGCCCGCTTTCACGGTCTACGAGTTCCAGTTTCTCAATCAGGTTGTCAGAGGATTCGACACCGTTCGAGGTCACGGAACGAATGGCGGCAAAGGTTCGTAGCGTGGAGCCGTAAGAGCCATAGACAGGTGTCGACTGGAAAGCAATGGCAACAATGGTACCACCAGTTTGACCGCCGCCACCCGTGCCGATAGCGAACTGCACTTCATCGCCAAGGGTTTCACCGGCAGCGTTCTTCATCTGAAGTTTTACAATGCCTTCTGTTTCCACGTTTACGTCGAGGTTAGCCGGAACATAGGCATAGGCGCCACCAGTTGAAAAGGCGTCCTTTCCCCCTTCCGCCGGTTCATCGGAAGTTTCAAAAACGGAACCGCCACCACCATTCCCGAAGGGTTTCCAAAGAGAAGGGGTCGCAAAATCGGACACAGCACCCTGGAACTGCCGGGTTTCCATTTCATACTCGCCTGTTTTGTAAGTAATGATGAGACCCGTTCGCTCATATTTGACGCCAGATTCCTGTTGATAGGAGACAATGGCGGCAATAGCGGTTTCAAGGGTATAGTAGCCGTCTTTCAATGGGCGGATCTCATCAACAATGACGATGGGGTGTGTTACATCGTCAGCGGGCGTGCCGCTCTTCATATCCTCAAGGGCTTGCTTATCCTCGGCGGACAAAAGGCCGGCTTGTTCAAGGGTAGCAGAAGGCAGACGGAAGCTGTCATCCGTTTCTTTACCGGTTGTTTTGGACACTTTCTTAAAATACACATCGAGATAGGAAGCGTCAGACAGGACGGAGAAAGAACCCGGTTTGATTATATCGGAAGGGATATTTTTCATTGTATCTTCCAAAGACTTTCCACGGTTGCCGGGGAAAGCTTCTTCTTCACCTTCCCCAAGAGACAACGGTTCAGGCAGACATTCAGAAGGAACTTTACTTTCTTCGTTCAAAGGAGCGATACCGTTCGCTTTTCCTATCCTTTCCTCAAAGTCATTTATTACAGAAGTCCATTTGCCCCATGCAACACTCTCATTGGAAACAATACCTATTCGTGAGATTGTACAAACTGTACCTAAATATACACCTTCGGCATTGTCTGACATGGTAGCCAGTTGTATACACGAAGTGAATGATTGACAAACCTTATTAAGCTCCAACCGTTCAATTTGTATATTTACAGGAATCTTAGACGAATCAACAGACAAAATACACCGATAATTCCCAATAGAAGAATCCCCGGAATACATTGTTTTTAATTTATCTTTAAAGCTACCAATAGTAGTAAAAGAGCCAATACTTTTAAATGGGTCAGTCAAAGGATTGGATTTATCAGACACTCCTGTTATACGTTTCAATAACTCGGCGTCTCCATCCGATAAATCTTTTGCAATCTTATTGACATTCTCCACTAATGCATCAAAATCACCATTCACCATTTTAGCAATGGTACTTGAAAGTAAATCAATAGATATTTTCCGACCGCCACTAACTTCAACGTACATATCTTTGGATAGCTCTGTTGTATCAGTCAGTTGCTCTATTGTAAGACTGTTTGTCTTCAACGCTTGTAACACAAGGCTAATAATCTGTTGTTTTTCTGTTTCTGTCATAATTCTCTTTTTTAATCATTTTCATATACCCATACAAGCTCAATGGTCATACCAAGATTATCTATGTCGCAATCATAGACATTATCAAGATAAAGTTGGAACTCCTTCAGAGCACCAATATCTCCACCGTTAATACCTTTCAAGACACATACACCATCCCTACTGATTACACTCCCTTCAATGAGGTTAGTATACGAATCTCCTTTATATAGTACAGCACGCAAATTTATCGAACCGTTGTCCAAATCGTTCTTTAGTCTATCCAGTCCATTAACTGTAAGTTTACCGTAACCTCTTCTACCAATATACTTGTTATCTATGTCAATCGTCTTGATTGCAATCAAATCCCAATATGAATTTTCATCAACACCTGGGTGATGAATACTGTTGACAGTAACCATAGTATCACTATTAATAGAAACTCCAGTATTAGGAATAGCCTTAGTCATATTGATATATGCTCCGACCTCTGCAACCCCACTTTCTGAACCATACTTGATACTACGCATTCCTTCATCATCTGCTATCCTATAAGCACCGCTTTGTACACACCTCATAGCAAGCTGGTTATTCCATTCCAAAACAGGATTCATCGTTCTTACCTTCTGTAACATTTGATTGAACACAAAACTCTTCAATCCCTCTATTTGCTGGTTAAGTTCCGGAACATTACTTTCCTTTCTGGTATATCGAACACCATCAAAGTAGACGTAATTACAGCATAAGACACGATTCAATAATTCAGCAAGCCACACAGGGCATCCCATCCCATTTCCAAGCGTGAATAATACTGTTGTATATTCGTGGCTGAATAGCTCAACAATATCCTCATCAGAGGTCACGAACTGCTCATTATCCACACCGAACGTCCATCCGTTATCTTTGAAACCACCAGGAACGCGAAAATCAAAAAAGTATTGCATCCCATCTATCCACCAGACAGCATCAAGACGCTGCTTATTATCTTTCATTGAATACTGAATAAGGCTGGTTTCTGATAACTCACATTCATCGTCCGTAACTTTAAAAATCTCACTCGTATTCCCATTAACTGTTACAGTATAGTATCCACATGGAAGCAATGAAATGTTATAGAAATAAAGAATCTTATCATCATTCATCTTCCATGAGCTTAATGATACAGGTGTAGATATATTACTTAAAAGATTATTAATGTAAACAATAGGCTCCTGCTCTCTGGGCGTCAAAATCAATTCAACAAAAATCCGGTCTGTACGTGCAAATAACTGCACATATTTGCTCTTCGCTCCAAACTTATCGGTAGACGGAGAAAAAAACAGTGGGGTAAACGGGCTTATAATCATATTCTAGGCTTTTGTTATTGAACGGACAAATAAATCATACTTCACTCCCTCATTTCTCTCAACCACACTACTCACCTCTTTGATGTAACCTTCGTAAACAAGGCCACCTTTTTGAATCTTAATCGTTCCATCATCTGTTTGTGGAATATCCTCATCAAAGGTTGTAAATGAAACATCTCCACAAGTGACCAAATGCTCTTCAAGTATAAAGTCATCAGTTAATTTCACATCATTGACTATAACATTGCTATTCCCATCCGAAGAAGCATAATGAAGAGAATCAGCGAACATGCCAATATACTTAGCATTAGCTTTCAACATAGCTTTCTGCCAATACATAACATTAAACATTGCATCAGGATTTAGAACACCTGCAATCTTCCAATCCGCATTCCTTTCTAGTACATATTCCGCTTTCCCAATAACCTTATTATAAGCGAGCATTGCGCCAACGATAAACACATCATTATCACTTTCGTTATCAGTAGAACTACTTCCCCTTTTCTGTGACACGATTTCCAAGCCATAAGCATCTGCACGATAAGGACTCACTAACTCTAGTGTATTGTCTGTTACTTGCAATCCAGTAGTATATTCAGCAGTAAATCGAAATTCATCACGACCATTCAAGCATTCATAATCAACTTTATCATAACCAACTTTAACTCGTGCATATATCCTAGAACTGTCTACTTTAAATTGAAAATCTGAAATGCTTCTTGATATATTCTTATTACCATTAAAAGTAAATAAGCTGTCACGATGGACAAACTTTACAATATCCCCCTCAATCTTCTGAACAAAGCCAAAACAGGCTTCCATCCAGTCTACAAACTTCGTATATGAGGTATATAATTTAGCAGACAATATCCCACGAATACTTTCGGCAGCCAAAATAAGGCAATTGTCCAACCGATTGTCTACACCGGAAGCTATCTCGCCTTTTATACCCCCTTTACCACCATTCATACTTTTGAGCAAACTATTCAGAACAGTAATAGGTTTTACCACATCTATATTGATAGGTGATGCTATTGAAGTCCATTTAACCTGTAGTGAATATTTAGAAAAATACACCTTTCCAGGTCCGTTAACATTCATATTACCTATCGGATCATGTATGACAAATTGAAGACATTCACCATCTTGAAGGTCTATTGCATAAACATCCCGATATTGTTCGGGTCTATAAGTGTCTTTTTCTGTTGTATGTGTATTTCCTGAATAATCGGTATTTATCCAACTCGCAATAGTGCTTGTGGTACCGTTCCCATCAACTTTAGCAAGTGTCAACATTACATCTCCTCTGCCTAAATAAAAGTTGAATTCGGGAGTTATATATACCTTGACTGGTTTATGCGCCCTTAAAAAAGCAGGTACAGAAGTATCTAAAGTCACAGAATTTATTTCTACAGGACTATCTGATTCTGGTAAGTCTTTTTCTACGACTTCCAATGGAAGAGACTGGAATATAGTTTTTCCTGTTATATCTCTTGAGAAATCAACATATTGCCCTCCATCTTCTAAAGAGTATCCACCACATATATAGTTCGCGTAGTAATTAAACGGTAGTCTATCATAATAAAGCTGATATACATCTTTTATCTCATCTACCGAATATTCGTACTGCGTTCCTTTGTTAGCCTTTATGATATTAGCGACACTATCATCTATCGAATTAATAGAAACAGTATTTCCATCATAGGTCAATGAACCGAAATCCAGTCGGCAACTGAAGAATTCTTCATAAGTATGAGAATTAGTTATAGTATAAACAGTGATACTAGCATTAGAAGCCAGGTATTTGCTCAAATACTCCTCCAATATGAGATCATAGGCTTCTCCCACAAACTGGAATTTTGAAGTAAAGGTTCTAGTTATTCCTTCAAGTCCGGAGCGTTTACGGGAAAACTTTATTTCATCCCAATTCTGAATACAAGATTTGGGAATATCATAAGAAATACTATCAACGGTAAGTACATATTTACAAAGCATTTTAACTCCTTTTGAACGTTCACGAGCAAATATATAGAAAAAGCCAACCGGTTTCCCGATTGGCTAAATTCTTGAAAATCATGCTTTGCTAAAATGCAATATAACTATCTGTTTTTCAAAACAATATCTATACCAAGGAATAAAAAGGACTTTTCAATGTCCTACATACTAATCTTTCCCTTTTAAAATGTCATAGAAATGTTCTACAGGTTAAATATGCATTATAAAAACAATTATATTAATGCAGAAACAGTACGTACCCCTTTAAATAGTTTCCCTAGTTCCTTATGTTTAGTAAAACACCAACCATGAACTTTTAAAAATAAATCTAATTCTGCTTGTTTAGGTTTAGCCGTATATGCTCCTAATACATTCTTCCTATTTGTTTTAAATTCAATATCTGACAATTTTATTGCCGGTATATTGCAAATTGTATATATAAATGGAGAATCAATTAACTGATATATTACCTTATATATTTCAGGAGGAATGTAATATGCATATTTCACTAGAATTTCTCTTCCTCCATCTATCATTCTTTGATTCTCGGAAAGTAAATATCTTTCCCAAGATATTTTTGGGGTAACAGGAGCAATAGCATCAAGTTGCAAAGAATCATAAATTCTTCGAAATTCATCTTCCAAGAAAATACCTTTATCTGTTTTAGGGGCATAATATCCACAATCACGGTAAGCCGTTTGCCAAAAGCTAATAAATTTATTACACCAAAGAGTTACATCATTATATGCCGCAAACTCAAGCGGTTTTTTCTTTCTAACTTCAATTCTTCGATATAATCTATCAATTACCAAAACTGTCAGAGCAGTCGTGCTCACATTTACAAAAAGGCTTATTCCTATATTATTAACAAGTTCTTCTTCTCTCAACATCAATACAAAAGAAAAAATCAATAGTGATAATATCACTAATATTATCATTTTATAGTCATTCCAAAAATCTTTCATATCTATTCTTTTCAAAAATATATCTATTAATCCAACAATAATTTATTCACCAACTCACCCAATAGCATTAAACTCGGATATATTACAAATATAAGTTTTTTTTGTATATCCACATAGAATATACTTCCATAATTCATTCTATTGCTATAAATTTACAAATATAAAGACCCTCAAATTTTGTAATTCAGAACACTTTGCAGGTTATTATGAGCATATATAAGTTACCATTTTGAAACCTTACTCATTATTATCCTATTTCTTGAAGTATAAGCTTCCTGCCAGAAGAAATACGACTTCTTACAGTTCCAACAGGAATGTTCAGGATTTCACTTATCTCATCATAAGAATATCCACTAGCATAATACATCACACTATCAATACAACGGGATTTTTTAGCACACCGTTGTATTGTGGAAACCAAATCATCAAACAGTATTGAATGAGCTGTACAGTTAGAAATGGCACTTCCGTCTACCATATCAAGCCCTGTAAAATGTATAAGGGAATTTCTATTGTATCTTATTATATAAGTATTCCTCATTATAATAAGGCACCACGGTTGAAGTGGTTTAGAACAATCAAATTTATCACGATTCACAAGTAGCTTATAAACTGTATCACCGGCTAAGTCTTCAGCATCTTGCATGGAACAGCAGAATTTTCTTGCCACCTTTAATATCCAAGGATATATTTCTGATAATTCCTTTTCAAAGTCCATTGTCAGCCCTCCTTATTAGGTGTATCTTCGGTTCGCCATTAATGCACCTTTCCACGTATTCCCGGTGCATGATACTTTGCTCGTGCATTTCCTTAGCAGAACGCTCGATTGAACTAATAAGAGTGCCTATATCGGGGGGCAATAAGGCAATCATTTTTTTTACCTCGGACACTTCTGCTGTTATCCGATTACACTTCGTCTCTAATGTACGTAATTCTGACAATAAAACATTGTATAAATGCCTATTTATACAATGGATGCTGTTTTTTCTATTCATAAAAAAGTCGTTTGTGATTCTAAAGGAGATGTACAAACGACTGTATGAAATAATTCGCTTTAATTAAAAATTAATCGAATTACAGCATATATGTAAATACCAATATTATCATGTGCTTCTTTTTCTGAACGATATTTCAACATCGGCTTGATGAACAATATTTGCGTAGACAGCAGCATTAATTACACGGGAATCTATACTCATTTTAAAGAATGTCATTAGAAAAGCAATCTCGGCATCGAAAGAAGAACGAATTTGTTCAGGAGTAACCTTATTTCCTTTATGTTCCTCACTGCGTCTTTCCTCATTCCGTTTTTGCTCAAAAATTGCAGAATGAAGCAAATAGTCAATCTTCGATGTTACCTGTTCATCACTCATATTCCGAGAATCTACATTTAGTTGTTCCAATACCTGACGAACATCATCATAAAAGCCAAGAGAAACAAGAGTCTGACATATACGAAGGCTCAATAGTTTGGCACGTTCTTTCAGCATATCCTCCTTGTCCATTACCATAGCCTTCATATTTGAAGGATTAACAATACTTCTGTATTCAATGAGCAATTTAGATGCTATCTCTTTAAGCGTGCTCTCTGACACAAATTCGCGATCCGAAAGCAAACAAGCATAGTTTCCGCATGAAAGTTCAATGAAATCACTCAATGTTATCTGATTTAATCTTTCAATCATGGCTATTTCAGTTTAGATAACTTATACAGTTCAAATTCACGGTTAGAAGCATCTTGGCGTTGCATTTTTAGACTCTTCATCAAAAGGAAATTTGTTCTATCAACCCTTTTTTCTAATCGGGAATAATCATTGAAAACAATGGTGTCACCGGAAGAAGATGCAAAATATGTCGGTGAAAATGTGGGAAAGTCCCAATCCGGTATATCAAAATTAGAGATATCTACCTTATCAACATCAGGAAAGACTTGCGCACCTTTAGGAATATCAACTAAAGTTGGAGTATCAGGAGTAATCCATGCTTTTCCAGAATACATGATAACTTCATGTTTACCGGCATCACCAACTAAAGCGGCACCGCCGGGATGCCTATCATTACCTTGAGTACCGTCTGCATAGGAAGGAATAGGAGTTGCAAGAATAGTTGCAACCTGAATTGCTCCCATGGCACCAATAACAATAGATAAAGGAATATTCGGTAAAGCTTCAGTTATTGCCAGTGCAGTGGCTATTCCAGCTTGAGCGACACTAGTCGCCTTTTCCCAAATGGCTTGTTTACGTGCCATTTCTTGTTTTTGTTTTTCAAGTTCAGCATTCTTAGCTTCAGTTCTTTCCTTGGCCGCACGCTTACGAGCTTCTGCTTCTTCTTCGGAGATTGCTCCCGAATCAGCTAGATTCTGTATTCGTTCTACATCCTTATCATATTTCTCATCATTAGCTTCCTGCTCTTCTTCTATTTTCTGAATCTGACCATCATAAATAGTAGAGACTAGATCACCAATAGCACCCACTGCTTGAGATGCAGTTTGAAGCCATTTTTTCAGATTCCTCTGACGTTCTTTCTGTGCTTTCTCATCCGCTTTAGTAACTTTATTGATAGCATCTATTTCCGCTTCTGCTTCTTGCTGGGAAAGGTCCGCTTTCAATTTCTGTAACTGCTCTGCAATCTTTGCCCTATCCTCTGCACTCAAATTTTCGTTTCGAAGTTCCAACTCCAACGCATCAATTGCAGCTTCGGTTGTTTTACGTACATAATCTAATTTTAACTGATACTCAAGTTCTGCATACTCTTGCTGGGTTATTTCCTTAGAAGCTAACTGTTTTTTAAGAGCAAGCGTATCCATAACATATGCAGCATCCCGGATTTCCTGCTCATGCGCTGCATTCTCTGCTATTAATTGCACCTGATCGGATGCATGTCTTTCGTAAAGTTCTTGTTTCTTTTTTGCATATTTGTCGTCAATGAGAAAAACATCTTCACCTGTTTTCTCTGCTGCATCAATTTCTGCTTCACGTTGCAATTCCAACTGGTGCAATTTCAAATCAAGTTCTTCCTGGGACCCCTTTTTTACAACAGCAAGAGCGTTCTCAACATCCTTCTTCTCACGATCAGAATTATACTTAATAGTAAACTCATCTAGCTTTTCCTGCATTTCCTTAGCTAAATTCTGACGTGTAGCAATTTCCTCTTTGCTATTACCCTTGACGGCAGCAATCTTCTTCGAGTAAGCAACACCAATTTTAGCAAGTTCTTTCTCCAGTCCCTCATCCATAAGAGCTAGTTCTGACTCCTGATAAGTTTCATGAATTTTCAGCTTCTCTTTGAGAGCTTTTTCCTGTTCACGTTTTTCTTTATCAGTAAGGACTGTTATACCTGAACCATTTTTGTCGTTACCCTTTGGACGGAACTTTTCTGCAATCACATCAAGTCCACGATTAAATTCATCGCTAGATGCTATTTTGAATAAGTTTTTAGAAAATTCCAACTGAGCCTTATCCGCTTTTTCTGCTTCCGATGTGTAATAGCCAAACATTTTAGCAGCACCATTCTTTATCCAAGACATATCTTCAAACTCTGATGTTGCATATTGAGCACGAGTTTTCATCCGTTTTAAAGCTTCTCTCTCTTGGGCCGTTACTTCAATACGTTTATTTTTCATTTGAATAACAGCTTTTGTGTATGCTTGTTCCTCTGTATCACCAGCATCAATAAGCCTCTTATATTCTGCCTGAAAATCTTTTTCTACTTCCAATAACTTTTTGTTCGCATCTTTTTTTGCAAGTGTTCTAAAATTATAATCTATCTTTTCTATTTTTTCTTCAGGAGATTTCAAATCATTGGCGATACCTCTTATTTTATCAGCCATCCAATTAAGAAACTCCTTAGCAGGTCCCGTTGACTCGGAGAAAGAAAGCATAAACGCTTCCCATGCTGAAGATAAGTTAGCAAGAGCTCCATGAACATTATCTCCCATCGTGTGAGCCATATCGCCCAATTCACGTTCTACACCAGTAATCTGTTCTCTAAGTGGTAATATTTTATCAACAGCGGTGAGAAAGGCATTAAAAGCGGCAACACTACGCTTATCAGTTAATTCAAGAGTAGTATTCAAGTCTACCCCTTTTTCTTTTAGCGATTTCAATCCTTCAACTAACTCAGGCAATGTTTTAACGGGCTTACCTAACGCCTTTGCCAGCTTTCCATTACTATCAGCTAAATTTAGAAAAACATTACGGGTAGCAGTAGCAGCCATTGAAGCATCAAAGCCGGCATCCGATAATTTACCCAACAAAGCCAAAGTATCTTCAATACTGAAATTAAAGGCTTTTGCAACCGGTCCAACAATTGGTAATGCAGTAGCGAGATATGAAAACGACAATGCGCTTTTGGTTGTTGCGACAGCCATCGCAGACACATATCTTTCAGTTTCTCTTGTATCAGCATTAAACATACGAAGAGAAGCACCTGCCAATGAAGCCGCATCTGCTAATTCTGCCCCGGTAGCTTGTGCAAATTTTAGAACGTGCTCTGTTGCGTCTAATATTTCTTTTCGAGTAAAACCTAGTTTAGCAAGTTCTATTTGCAAATCCGTAGCTTCGGATGCAGTGTATTTCGTTGTAGCACCCAAACGTTGAGCATCCGCAGTTAACTCCTTCACTTTATCAGAAGTGGTTCCTAATATTGCAGCAAGCCTACTATTAGCTAATTCAAATTTAACAATATCACCTACTCCTTCACGCAGTTTTGTAAATAAAGCAACAACTCCACTAACAACAGCTTGTGCACCAATATATCCAGCAGCCCACCCTTTCAATCCTGCACCAACTTTGTTTAGCCCAGGAGCCATCTCCGTTTTAAGCATCATTCCAGCATTCCGGGCAATAATTCCCATGTTCTGCATGGACTTATTACCGTTCTGTATTTCAATCCATGCAGCCTTCACTTCTTCCCGGTATGCACCAATTGTCATTTTCTGTTGACTATATCGATCGGAATTTCGCTTTATGTAATCAGTGTTGATTCCAATAGTAGAATTAAGACGGGCAAGTGTACGAATATAGTTTTCATCCGTATCTTTCAAAACATCAACAGCCTTTTGCAGCTGCTTATTCATTTCCTTTGCTTGTGAACGGCTATGTACTTCCTGATTAGTCAAGGTAATAGCAGTTCTGATAAGTTTTAAACGTTCTTCTTCAGATAAAACAGCTTTCTTACGAGTAGTATTACCGGCATTCTGCGCTTTTGTCAAGTTAGCTTCCGCTTTAGCAGCCTTTTCCAAGGACGCAGCATTATCCGAGTTTGCCTTGGTTAGTTTCTTCAATTCAGCAGCAGATAATTTCTCTACATTTAGCTTTTCCTCTATCTTCTTACTGACAGTTTGAGTTATTTCAGACTGTTTTCTAAGAGCCTCGGTTAATTCAGCAGATGCAGAACCAGCCGTTTTTGCTTGAGTATTATAAAGATTACTCAACTTTTCAAGATCAGCAACGCCTTCTACATTTAGTTTCAAACCTTTTGCTAATTCTTTGGCCGCATTAACATAATCAGCCCTCACACGCTCAATAGTATTATCAAGCTCCACCAATTTCTGCAAATCGTTCTCATCAACGAAATCTTTTAATTTTAAATCTGCCATAATTACAGGTAATGTCTATATTCAACAATCTTTCCTTTTATCTCAACTCCTAGTTTATCAAAAGCATAGGTACCATCTTCTTTCTGATAAACGACATACATGCAACCATCCAAGACAGCTGCTTTCTTTGCAAGATCACTGATACGTTCCAGTTCACTCTGCATCTTTTTTATTTCGCAACTACAAGCCATTTTCTACAGATATCCACATTCTGAAAAGAAACGTTCCATCCAGGGACGGAGATACATAATATTAAAGTACTCTTTAGCTGTATCACCAATGCCTAAAATCTGCTCACCGTATTTCTTCTCAATAGAACTACCGTCCGTAAATCCTTTCGTTGAGAATCGAAGCCCGGAATCAATTCTATCGGCAGTTATGCTATCATAGAAAGTACCAGTAATAAAGAGGTTAGGTACCTCAATCGGACGCGGTGGCAAATAAAGCATCTCACTTCTAAGAGGTGGAGTTATCCTCTCCTTCCATCGTTTATATTGTTCCGCACGGTTCTGCCAGGGACCGGGCTCGTTAAAATAGGTGTCAGTATCATAATCAGGATTCAATAGATGTTCAGTACCGTCCAGACCGGAATATAATTGCTCCTGAATACAATCAACGAGCACATTCTTATGTTCTTCCATACACCTAATACATTCCTCTTCAAACCCGGATGCAATGGAATGAATAACTCTATGTAATTCATCAAAATCTGCCATACAGTAAAAATATAACGGGCTGGGCTGTAATCACACCCCAGCCCGTCGGTTACTTAGTTATCGCATCGTACACTTCCGAGAGCTTCTTCTTACGGTCAGCTTCCTTCAGTTCCTGCCACACGACTTTAATGTGTGCATTAATAAACTCTTCCTTCGTCATGCCCTTCACAGCAGCTTCGACGAACGTAACATTATCTACCTTCATGACACCTGCTCAATACCTCTGATTCCTTTTTCATACAATACAGAAGGAGCTTTCAACGAAGGAACCGCCCCGGCTTTAGGAACAATGGTAATGATACCATCCGAATACGTAGCAGAAGTTACGTTATTCATAACTTCAGCAGCACCATCAGCAATAAGACTGCCAAATTCTTCTGTACGGTCATAACCACCAACAACTTCAACTATTTTGTAAGTATTTTCGGCCTCCAACTTTTGAAACACAACATCAACCAAGCCTTTAACGAAATTCTTGGGATTGAAGTCTAACTGCACGTAGTCAAAGTGCAATTGGCTGTCTTCCACATCTTCATGTGAAAAACTAACAGTCATCGCAGACTTAGCACTACTGGTCGGGTACTGTGTCACGGTCGGATAAACAGTAGACATCGGAATACCGGCAAGGATATCAGTGTCATCATTATAACCGATCAACATATTATCCTGATTCCAAAAGTAAACGTCCCATCCTTTATTGGCACATTTCAGAAGCTGGGCATTCAAAACCTCATCAAATTTCTTCAAAGTGAAGGTGTCTGTTTGAGCGCTTAGCCCGTTGTATTCACTTGCACCGTACCCTACAGGATTAACTTGAGGCTCTCCACCATTCTTGGCATACTCCAGGAATGGCAAAATAGGGTAAATACGCCCGGGACGGTCTGCATGGCACAATTCGAGCAACTTCTCACCTGTTATATCAGCAGGGAGTTTGACACCATGTTCTGTCAAGATAGCACCTTTGACCTTTTTCCAGTCAATGCTACAAGCAGAACTACCAGTGTTCATCCGGGAACCCTTACACGTTCTAATCTTTCTCATTTTCTTCTACAATTAAGATTATTAATTTTTATTTCCATCGAGCGTATATTTATGGCATCAATCGGCTCGCTCACAGCCTCACCGGAATCTGTATAGGCTCCGTATCTGCCATATGAATAGTTTTCTGAATAACTATGTTTCACTTTTTCGTCATAGTCGCAGTCGAACCGAGAATCTTCATATAATACTTCCAATAAACGTTTATAGATTGGCCGAAGGATATTTTTAAAAGATGTGGTTCTGCGCATCTCATTGCTCCACTCTTTACAAGAAGAACATGCTATAATTAACGAAACCTTTGCTTTTGAAAAATAATCCGCGTCACCTCTATCCTCACTAATTGGAGTGAATAGTGCAACCAATGGAAACTTCCTTTCAGACTGGGCAGAAGACTTACTGTATTCATCTAAAATATCTTTGATATATTGACTGCTACCGAAGATGTAATTCAACCTTGGGGACTTCACAACTTTAGTTCCCCCTTTCCCATTTGGATAGAGGATTTCAAGCCCTTCTGGAAGTTCCTTTACAATCTCCTCAAACAGTTCTGTTATATCTAAATCTATCATAAATTGAAAGCATTAATTGGGGTCAAAAGATTCTTGGTTATTTGCACATCGAAAGGACAATCATTCGACATAGCCCATTCAACAAACTGTTTATTCTTCTCTACCATGCTATTCCATGTGCTTACTTGTCTCTTCAAAGGAGCTACATATTCATTAGCACATTTCAAACGGACAAGCCCGGTTATTGTAGCCTGGGTGTTTGCGTCACGAAGAATATGATAAAAGACATAGTCAGCGAACGGTTCACACAGCTTCTCGCATAATACTGCATATCCGGACTGGGGGGCTTCCTTCTCTTCTGAAATATCAACTTCATCTGAAGAATCTTCCTTTTCCCGTTCAATAAGCTCCAAATAATCTGTGATAGCTTGGGAAAGAGTCACACCAACAACATTCCGGAGAAATTCGGGCTGAAATGCCTTAATATACCCATTTATCACCTCATTCACAGCAAGAGATTGGGGCGAAGGCATTTCAGCGACCGAAACATTCTCAATATGCCTGGGACCTGACATAAAATATGAAACATCAATCAACATAGCGATAGTTATTTAGAAGTCTTGCTTTTCCCGGTTTTCTTTTCATCTTCCACGGAAACGGCTTTATCATCTGTAACAGTTACCTCCTTGGCATCTTCCTCTTGCAAATCTTTTGAATCGGCAACCGGAAGATTCTTTTCATCAGAAGGCACCTGTACTTCAAGTTCTGCAATGCGAGCTTTCATTGTTTCACGCTCTTCTGTCAGTTCAACAATTGTCTTATCTTTCTCTGCAATGGATGCAGTAAGCCTGCCAATCTCTTCATTTTTCTCTGCAAGCATACATTCCAATGTCTTTCGGGCATCTTCTTCTGTAACAAGACCACATTCGGAAATAGGGATGAGTTGAATCATCCCTCTATTAATCCGAATGCGTTGCTCTTTAAGCACATTGGTTACATCCTTATCGTTACCTCTAAGTATGTAATCCATAATCCTACGCTTTAGTTATTGCAGTCTTCAATGCGGCCAAATCCCCATAAGCGAAAGCCCACGGCATATAAATCGGGAAGATAACTTCTTCTTGTGCCATCAGCACAACCTCATTGCAAAGCTTGGTCTCCACATCTTCAGCCCATTCAAGTGTCAAAGTGGTATAATCAACCAAATTTGCGGCTTGGTTAAAGTCACCTAAAAGATACTTACCTGGAAGAATACCACCATACTCGATAATCGGACGACCGGCAATATATTTCACCCCATCAACCATTTTAACGATACCAAGATTACGTCCTGTCGTATCTTTTTCTGATTCCATACCGTTAACAGTCATTGGATTAAGAATAATAGCATTCGGAAAATACTGGGCATATGTCATTGCGGCGAAAGCTGTTTTCACTACATCTTCAGAGTTGGGTTCCTCAATGTTCTTAAAGCCGGCTTCATGAACACTGAATGTCATTTTATCCGTAGCCGTTTCAGCACCGGAGAACGCGACACCAGGAATAAGGATACGACCATCTTCCATTTTCACAAGAGCGTGTGTTTTGTTCAGTTCTGTAAGAACAGCGGCGCCAGCGAACGTGATACTCATTCCATCAAGAATCAAATCCTGTGGTTCTGCAAACTCTACAATCACATCCTTATCACCGTTATATCCGGTAATAGCTTTTACAGCACCAGCGGCACCTGTAACAATGGCTGTACTAATAATCTTCTCTACAGAAGTCACCCCAGTATTATTAATAATACCAAGCAAATTCTCACCATTACCGTCACCAAACAAAATGTTCCAGTCTTCTGCCATCCAAACAGCTTCAGGAAGCATGTTCAAGATGTAGGAACGAATGTACACTCTTGATTTCAACATACGTTTTGAGATACGGATATGAGTACCAAGGCGCTTAGTTCCTGTCTGTATCTCTTTTACCTTGATACTTGATTCCGGTAAACGACCGTTCTCTGTTACAAAACGGGCATTGCGGTTGAAAGCATATACTTGCGCATAGGCGAGTTGAGGATATGCAGGATCAGCTGTCAGCGTCGTTAATACATCACGCATATGCAACTTTTTGTTGGCAACCTGAGTCACAACACGTTTCTGTTGTTGAGTAATCAACAAATCACCGGTGTAATTGTCAGTCATGGAAACGACATCTTTCAAGGAGAAGCCGTCAAATTCTCCTGATTTGCGTGTTTTTCCTTCTGCGAAATCTCTGAATTTTTCAGAATCAAGCATCTCGTTCAACTTCTCATCGAACTTGTTGATAGCATTCATAGACAAGCCCTTTTGTTTCATTTTCTCAATACTTTCTCCAAGGGTCTTTACCTGGGCAACGAGTTCTTCATTGTCTTTAACCAATTGCTGAAACTTCTCATTGTCATAGGATTTCAGCAATTTATTAATATCGTCAAACTGTTTTGATACCTCATCCGGTGATGCAATTCCTTCAAGGGACTTGTTTACTACTTCACACATCATGCCGACGATGTTTTCCATAAACGCCTTCTGTTCTGCCGGCAAGCCGTCCGTTTTCAGATTAAAATCTGATACTGTAAATTTTCTAATTGGCATAAAATTTAAATTTTAAGTTATTTATTCTCGAAACAGCTATTCAAACTCTTAAAATCGAATAAAGTGCCATTATCAGCGGCTTTAATCGTCACTTCATCGTTCCCATTTTCCCCGTCATTCTTTTCTTGAGTGTCAACAGACGGCTCATTTTTTCCGGTGGTATCTTCAGAAGTGTTTTGCAGAATAGCATTCGAACGATATACTTTTCCCCAACAGTGGGGACATCTTACATAATTCATAAGGTCTTGTAGACCCTTTTGAGAAAATTCTTTCTTTTCTGATTTGACAGAATCAATAAGAGAAATTACTTGGGTTCTAATCTCCGGAGTGAGCTTCTCCATTTCTTCCCTTACAATGTCCTGTGTTATCCATCTCTGATAATCAGCAGCATAATCTAATACCTGTTGGGCAAAGGTATGCTCTGTTTCTGCATCATAATCAAATTGATGACCACAATGAGGACATGAGACAACGGCACCACCGTTGAGGCTCTTCAGTAATAAACTTAATTCCATATCGTATCCTTTTAAACGTTCATCACTATATCCATGCTGCAAGAACGCTTTCCGAACGAAATCAACAGCCTCCTTTACCTGGTCGGCAGTAGCAGACTTAATATTCACAAGGAAAGTCTGGGGATTACTCCCCCAACTTGTCAATGTTGAATATTCCATCATACGCCATTCAAGCACTTTACAGGGATCAACAGAATCTCTTTTAATGGCCTTGACCCCAATAGAATGTTCAAGTGTTCTGCCATTCTCTGCAAACAGTTTATAATCAGCTAACGTATCACGGCCAATCTGTTTTTCAAGATTTAACTGACCGACCATAACCAAATTACCTTCTGTTTCCTTACCACTCAACGGAACACCTAACAACTGGTCTGTACGATGATTCAGGAACCAACGCATCCGACCAATATTTTCTTTCAATGTCTTATTGAATGAGCCGGGCATAGATATGTCATTTTGTGAGTCCTTCACACCGATACCATTCACCGCAACGGTAACGATACCCTTCTCATCAACATCATTTGCCTTTGTCTTGTACTGAAGGCTTTTGATTTTCTCTTCCATCTTTTTCATCTCCACTTTTAGTGTTAAAAACTCGATTTACTTTATCCAGTTCCTCATCTGACATATCAAATTTCAATTTGTCAAACAAGGGATTTTCTATCATACTTTCACCTATTTGGGCACGCCAGTCATTGAGCGTTATAAGCCCACATGAGAATTGTTCACGACAACGTTTATTTATATTTGTCTTTACGTCCTCGGATTCTTTCAATCCTTCCTGCAAACAATCAACATCAGAGAAATCACAATCCAAATAATATCCCCCTCCTTCAAGACCAAGGAAAGCTGTAAAATCCTTGCAGAATTGTTTGGCCATAGGAATAACAGTTGAACAATATACGCTCTTTTCAGCAGTAGCCTGATTGCTAAATGTGGACTGGTCTTTTCGCGGAACAAGAACGGCAGGGATGCCGTATGCCCCTGCAATATTTATTGCATCAGCCAAAGTCTCTTCAAACGGCTGTAACTCTGCAATAGAAAGATTAGTACGAACAAAGTCAATATCTGCATCTGAAATACCATAAGGTACCTGGCCCTTCCTTACACCATACTTCTCAAAATTTTGCTTCAAAAGCTGTTCCTTTTCATCGTCAGTCAACGCTATTGAACCGGTAGCATCAGTTTTCTTACTTACAATAAAGCCCAATCCACCCCGCTTTACATAAATCACATTTCTAGCTTCATATACAGCTATTAGATTTGACATTGGCTTATTTTGGGAAGCAAGACGACTTTTGGACTTCAAGAACATAGCCCCTGAATAGAACTCTGCACTTCCGTCTCTATCATGCCATATTTGGTATGGAGGAATTTCCAAACTACCATTCCAACCATACTCCAAACGATAGCTACGAATAATATCTTCTGTTTGGGCAATACCAAACAATGGCATATTCCCGTAAACAGGTTCTACAATAGTCTTATCAGAAGGTAGCACCCAATAATTATCGCAATATCTCCATTTTTCAGCTGTAGAAAAGACATCAGGCATAGCGGCACGAATAAAGCTATTCCCTGTACACAATTTATAAATATGGTGCTGATAAATCAATTCTTTCCAACGCATCAAACAATTAGGACGACTAAGTATGCCATTCATTCGTTTATTCGCCCATACTATACTGTCATCCTTAGTTTTCTTCAATTGAAAATTAGCACCTGCAATTCGCGATGCAATATAATCGATCGGGAAAAAGACTTCAGGTATCGTACTGAATAGCGTTAGATAGTTACTGCCCGCTACAATAGGACTAGTAAGGTCCTCAATGTATGCAACTGACCATTTTTCAGCCTTGCCACTTTGAGTATCTATATCCTTATTTTCAGATGAAGTAACTATTTCAACTTCACCTTTAGTCTTAGATTTCTTTCCAAATAGATTATCAAAAAAAATATTCATTGGGTTCCTTTTTGAGCAAAACTAAGTAAAAAGGAAAACCGTTTTCCAAAACACTAAAATCTTGAAATTACGAAAACATAATATCAACAATACAACATCCTTATTTTCAATCACATATAACGCAATTCAATTCAAACCTAATTTTACAACGAACTGTACTAGCCCACTCAAAACAGCACTGGCCTCTTTTGTTTCACTATCTTTATTATAGTCCATCAGATTATTCATGAAGGCAACATATTCCGTATCAGATTCTACTTTTGATGCAGAAAAAAGAATACTATTTTTCACATAATCAGATGTTGCAGCAATACGCTTATCTACATCCGGAAACTCTTTCATTACACGAATCTCCTTGTTTGTACTAGAACGGAGTTCCCGGATAAAAGGGAAATAAGCATCTGTACATTCAATTACACATGAATCAGATTCATGGGACAAAATAGAAGAACGTATATCTTCTGTTGAAGTAGTATCCATAAATACGACATCAACAACATGCCATTTATTTCCACATCTAAACGCTTGTATAAGGACAAATTTCCCATTAACATTCGGCATCACATATAGAATCTTCTTAGTGTATTTACATTCGGTATCTGGATTGAAGAAATTAATAGTGCCATTACAAGCATACAAGTTTCTTTTTCGCCGGTTACTAAACTCTATATACTGCTCACTACACAAATCCACAACGACATATCGGAACGTATCAGACAGGTGCCCGTGCTCCTCATAAGTCTGCAAGGTAGTTTTATTCTTGACCTTAGTTTTAAGAATGGCACCGTTAGCATCTTTCTGTACGCTCATGTAGTCCTCAATAGATACCGAACATGATTCGTCAATGTATATCTCTATACCGGGAACAGTACAATCAAAAATGGCATTAACAAACTCACCGGTCATGGCAACACTCGGATTCTTGTTGCCTACCTTATCTTCAATCTCGAATCCTTCTTTCTGCAATGTATCTATGAATAAGTCCATCCAGGAACGCTTCTCATCGTCAATGCTGTTTGCCGCTTTCGTTGATGCATCACCATGTACATATAACCTATCAGAATATTGGATAGATTTCAGATACTTTGCAACAAGTTTGGAGGCTTTCTTTACTGTATTGTTTGGGCTTTCAGCGCACGTTTCATGGAATTGCCAAACCTTGGTACCAGTTGTGAAATCGACCTGCCAATATGATACACTGATATACGGAAGCACGTTGTTATCGACAGAGATATGAATAGGTAAGTCCGGAACATACTTATGTTCACCGGAATGTTTGCCACGATTGAAGGAACCGAAGAACTCACTACCGGTACGAATGACACCCCATTCTCCCAATGCGTACACATTGTAATAGTCCGGATCGTGAACTCTATCATACTCAAAGTCGGCAACACATTGCTCATCATAGAAACCATACGCACCGTCAGGACTACCGACCACCCAAAAATTATTCAAATAGGTAGATTGGATAATAACTGTATTAGGTGCCTGTTCCTCGATTTGCTTAGTACGAAGATTAAGTATTTGCCTGGGTGCATTCTTCTTTACGGATTTGACCTTGGTAAGTTCTTTCGGCAACTCTTTGCCGGCAATGGTAACCGTCATCGGTACATCATGCCATTTATCTTTATCAATAAACTCTTTCTTTATCCAATGGCTTTCACTAATCGGGTTGAAGGTACAAATAATCTGCTGCCCTTTCTTACCACGCAAACGCTTACGTAGCTGCTTGAAATCCGGATGCTCGAACTCTGACCATTCCTCTAACTGAACTCGCTTATAGTTAGAGATACCTTTTATCTTCTCCGGATCGTCAAGACCGGAGAAATCTATCTTCGCAACATTAACCAAACATTTAATAGTATTCTGTTGGAACTTGAACAAATGGGATATGCCAAGACCGGCCGCAGCGACTTTATAATCTTCATAAATGGTTTTGAGAATAGAAGCTCCTACCTTACGCATAACAAGAGTGTTCTCACCGTCCTGTAATGTCTGTATCAGTATGGTTTGTGCCACACTGTACGATTTACCGGAAGATGAACCTCCATAGAGAATGATAAAACGGATAGTCTCATCATTCAAGTACTTCAATAGATAGAATCCGTTAGGATTTAGCTTCTTATAATTTATAACCATATTGTTCTAAAAGTAAGGTTTATCCGTAGGGAAAACACAGGAAATAACCTATAAAATTGTTCTATTCGTCCGATTTATCATTTTCATCAAAGCCAATACGAAGTTCACTGACCTTGTTTCCATCTCCACCTTTGATGTTGACATTCTTATCTGCTTCCCATCCATTCCAAGCACCTAATATCCGGGCCGCTTCTGTTTTGCCATTGAACTCATAGGTAACCTCTCCTCTCTTATTCTGTATCTTCTTCAATGCGTTACGGGCACGTTTGGGAAGTTGGGAAGGAGTTCTCATTTTTGTTTTCCCGGTTGCAGGGTCAACAAAATGAAGATCATCGGGATTGGCAAGCACTATATCCATTAATACCCTCTCAACAGTTTTCCTCTCTACTTCAGACTCTTTCGCTCTCTGCGCCTTAATCTCATTTATCCTTGTACTAACCTTGCTATTTGCTAATAGTCTACTCGCAGCGCTCCAAATTGTCTCTGGCTTCATGTTGGAAGTATTATAAGACATTCGATATGCTTCACTTGCATTACCTTCTGTATCAACGTAATATTTACAGAATTTCTCTTGCTTAAATGTTAATGGTTCCTCTCGCTTTCCCATATCAATTATTGTTTATTCCTATGAGAAAAAGAAGCTGCTCTCTATCTCTTAAAAGCTCATAGGTGGCAAGTAATGTACTGCCGGTTGTTAATATGTCATCATACACTATTATCTTCTTTTCCTTTATCGGACGAAGAAGAAAGAATTCCGGATTCAATCTATCTTTAGTTAGGCACTGAATTGCATTCTCATAGAATGGTATTTTCACCGCCCCAGCTATTTTCGTGCAGATAGAGGTTGCAAAATGAAAGCCCTCGTAGTGTCTCCGTCGCGGTGTGGTGACTATACACCATCCTTCACATCCCCCTACAATGAAGCGGTGGAGAAACTCACACGCTCTCTCTGCAAAGAATGATGCAAGTTCCTCCGACTGTTTAATTTCTGAAAAGCTGGTACCAGTCTTGGAACGGGTGAACTGGGAGATGTAATAGATATCACCCTTTTTATGAAGTGATACCTTTTCTTTCAGATCACATAACCGTTCCTGATGAGACCAGCTCTTACATTTCACCGCTTCCGGCTTATCCCAGTCATCAATACGATATATCTTTCCCTTTCCTTTCATCAAAGATCTTCTTTACTCCGTCCTCGACAGATGTGTAAGACAAAGGTACTAAATAGATATCCCGGTTCACCGACTGCTCCAAATTGTCAAAATCCCGTTTTTCATTAATCAACTCAATTTCAAGCGATTTGTAGTACTTCACTAAAGTAGCAAAATACATAGTAGTCACCGGTTGTACATTACAGATGTTGATTAGCTGACGGTTACATCCTATCGCATAGATAAGTCCTTCGACAGCATCATCCATGTAAGTAAAGCTCCGGATATTCTGACCGCAGTTGTATAATGACACCCTTTCCTCATTAAGCAGGAACCAGAGAAGAGTTCTTTCACGTGGGTTTGGTGAATATACATTATGCAGCCGGCATCCGGTAGCAGTCTTACAATAGACAGATGCGTACTGTTCATCGAAATGTTTACTTATTCCATACATAGAAGTAGTGTTCACAGGATTCGCTGTTGACGAGCTGGCGTACACCAACTTCACCCGGTATAGGTTACAGGCATTGGCAACACTCATAAAGGTATCAATGTTATCTTTCCGGATCTGCTCCAAATTTTCATTGAAAACACTTGTTTGTGCTGCAAGGTGAAATACGCAGTCGATATCACCTTTTTTCAAAAGTTCATGAACATTTGATGCTTCAGTTCCGTTCTTTCGGTCAATACCAATGACTTCAACACCTCTTTTTGACAATTCCCGGCAAAGAGCTTTACCAATAAAACCCTCGCTACCAGTTACAATTATTTTCTTCATCATCACAAAAAATAAAGGGCGCATCTTAAAAAGACGCACCCAGGTTCAACATTAATTTAAAGAATTAGTTATATTTGCGGCAGATACCAAATAGGTATCATTGTGACGTTCAGTCTCTCCTTTGTAGAAAGCGGCAATTTTCAACAAAGTAAGGTGATAGATTGAACGGTGTTCGCGTTTTGTATTATCACAAATATGCGTGCCCGTTTAATATCTATGCTTCCTTACTTGGGTTGTTTGCCGCACCTCTACGAAGGGTGTATTTATTGAATTGGGCACGTTTTTATTTTTAACATACAAAACATGAGTAACTTTAGATCATTCAAAAGCTTCTTCTATTTCAATAGAGAAATAGTGTACTTAATCACCTTTGGGTATATAGTACTAATCTTTATCATCGTAATACTAAGTGTGGTAATCAGAGAACAAAATCAAACTATTAGGTTCCTACAAAATGGAATACTTAGAAAATATCCGGAATCACATATTATTCATAAGCCTCGCATAAACGGACTATTAGACTGCGAATACAGAATGATAATGAACTCAAAGACTAATCACAGGTAAACTATGTGGATACTACTTCCCACTCACTTTCCATGATCACATAACCGCATTTATTGCAACTATGTAAATACGTTGGATATGGAGCTGTCGTGTAATCTTCAATAGCGATTTCATGGCTGCCACATTCCGGACACTCGATTGTAACTTCTTTCAGTCCATCAAAATCCCAGAAAGAAAGTTTTCCCTTTGCAGGTATAGGTTCCGAGAATAATACAGCATTAGAAAGTACCCAATTATATACCCCCTTCTCCGCCCATACAGAGAGATGATTAACAACACAATCAGTTATCATCACACTACCAATAATAGCAGAATTGACAATACTATTACCACATATAAGCTCACGTTGAAACCCCATAGAAAACCGGTCCCATTGAGCTTTTGTAAATACACTATTAGGATTTACCATTTCTATCGGTACTGCGCTTGCATGGATTAGTACACGTTTTCCTATGTACTTCTTAGGGCATGGCCATGTACGATTCTCAATATCTTTCACTCCGGAACATATCAAATAAGCCCATGGCTGTTTTACTGAAATAGCTTTCATATGCTTTTCGATTTATTGAACTATTCTATAAATACACTCAACTATCAGTACTGAAAAAGTAATGAAAAAAAGAGACTTCCAATACTTAATCTTTCTTTCATGCTTACTTTTACATAAATTCCATTCATATTCTACAACTGATTTACAATCATCTTTGTAGTGTTCAAAATGTTTGTTAATGTAATGGGTAATATCATCTACAATGGTATGCTTAACCTCTTCAGATACAGATTCCGGCCAACCACGTTCATCGTAATTCAATTCGGTAATAACCTGTTGTCTTATTACTTTTTCCACACCATTTATACGGAAGCGCATTGATATTCCACTCGATTTAACATGACGCAAGAACATCTCTTTGGCAAGTTTCTCCACCTCTTCTTCTTTCAGCTTGGCTATTGCGTCAATCCGGTCGAATTCTTCTTCATCAACGATGATAATAGGATTCTCCGGCTTCATTCTATGTATTTCCATAATATTCTTTTCTATTCTTGAATTTACTTAAATCCCCATTCTCTCATATAATCAATATTATCCGGAAATCCATCAACTTTTATTGGACTTAGGAAAATTCTTTCACTTTTTAAATCTGTACCACCCCATATTGTAGGCTTACATTCATCGAAGCCTATTTTATCAGATTTACTCAATGAGAAATTAGGCTGAAAACCGTATCCTTGTACACTCTGTCCCAAATACCCACATGCCTTTATAGCCCAATTTAAAGCAATCTCTTTGTGATAATAATTATTGGAATATACAGCAACATAAATTTTATGTTGAAACAAACCGGTTTCCGTTAAATCAGGCTGGCAACTAATGCAGAAATACTCAATCCTTGAAAGTATTTCTTTCACACCTCAAATCCGCAACTAAGCTCTTCAGCGTCCTTCTTGCGTCTAAACGTCCTCTCATCACTGAATTAGCAGATAAAT